GTAACTTCAATTGTTGCTAAAGGAACTCAATCAAAAAAAGAATGGGTTACACTAGGAGATACTAGAGTAGATTATGGCAATTTAGCTCTTATAAGTTATGCTCTTGACCCTTATGGTATACCAGTAGGTGGTAAAAAAGTAGACAGTTATGATTTATTACCTGATCCAGATTCACCGTTTTCTTCAATTTATACGTATTGGGTAAAGGTAAGTTTGCCTGGCGCAACACATGAATTATATAGAAAATATCAGGTAATGGATAGAAATCTTAATAGTTATGTTTGGCTTCCAGCATCACGTTCACCTAGTCCAGATTTAAATTATAGTGTATACCAAACTACCGGAACAGGTTCAACAAAAGCTATAGTACCATCGAGTATTAGTGGTGATTTAAATGTTTTTGGTATAAATGAACCTTTACCAAGAGGAAATGCTACAGGTGTGGATGGTGTATATCCATATTCTGTTGGTGATTATATTACAAAGTTAGAATATAATTCTGATAAAAGATTGCAATATATGACATACCAACTACAAAGTGTTTCGGGTGCTGATTTAGAACCACAATTTAATCTTGTGTGGAATCAGAGCGAACAATATTTTGATACTTTTGATTCTTTTGTAAGTGCTCCTTTCGGTCAACAAACTACTTTTCCATATCCATTAAAACATTTTACAAAGACAAGAGAAAATGTTCCAGAAAGTTCAACAACTGGTGGAACTATAATATATTCTTTACCAAATCAGCAATCTGAATATAGCTCATTTATTGTTGGTCGTAAATATTATATACAAAATTATGGTGCTTCAAACTATGGAACATTTACAGAATATACAATAACAGCGGCAACATCTTATACTTCAGATAAATTTTTACCAAAAGCAAATGTTGTTGGTCAAAGAGCTTTAGTAGGAACTGGATTTACTTCTACTTCAAAATATTATTGGTATACTGTTGAACGAGGTACAACAATAACTTCACCTGTTAATGCTAGTGGAAGTACATTAACAACACCTGTAGTTATTCCTATAAAAATATGGACTAGATCAGCTACTTTTGTTAATTCAATTTCAACAATAGATAAATTAGTAAAATCTTTACCATTCGCAGAAGAAAATCCTGTTGGAACTATTGTTTATATGGATACTGGTAGAGGTTATTTTGATCAATATAAAGTAGTACTAGCAAATCCTAGTAGTTATGAACCAAATGATCGATATGAAAACTTTGAAAATTATGGAAATTTTCAAACAAGTTATATTGGTGGAAGCAAATACGCTTATAAAGATGATGATGGAACAATTAAAGGATGCCAATACTATGAATGGAAAGGCAGTAATGGAGGAACAACTAAAAAGAAATGGGTATTGACTGATAATTATGATCCAAATTTAAAAGTTGGTAATCCTATTAATTATGTTGCTGGAACTATTAATGATTTACCAGACCCAAATCTATATTCTGTCGGAACTACAGTATTATATACAAATTTTGATCGTATAACGAATTATTATTCGGTCGATCTAGATACATCAAATACTAAAAATATTTTATGTAAAGTATTTTACCACCCAGGAAATAAAGAAGTATGGGCATCTGCACAATATACCGGAGCATTTACAACTGCTGCGAACAGACAATGCCAAGTAATTATAAGAAGAATACAATATTGGCCCCCAGGAACATCAACAATGGATCAAGAATATCCTGCTTATACTAGTTATTATGGTTATACACCATATTATACCGATATTGATCCAAAAATAGTAAGAGTATTCCAAGAAGTTGACCATAGAGAACCAGATGAAACAACTGCAAAGGCTTATCAGTCCTTGCTTTCTAGCAATCAAATGACTATAGATGGTATTACAAGTGAAAGACGAAACTTAAATCCAAGTGCGAATCCATTAAATACTAGAATTTTTAATAGCAATCAAAAACTTAGAGTAAAAATGGCAAGCAGATTGACGAACTATAGATATAATACAACACCTTTGGTTGCTTGTACTACACATGTCAATTATTATGATGATGTTAAATGGAATGATCCAAGTCTTGGCTTAGGTTCAAAACCACCAAATGATATTACTACTGTCCCATCTGCCGAATGGACATTCGCCACTCGACCATTTACTGGATAATGGAAAATAAAAATGTCAATTAAAACAAACTTAACAATAGACCAAGGTGCAAATTTTGTTTACAACATCTATCTAATAGATGCTGATGGCAATCCTTTTAACATTTCAAATTATACTGCTAATGCTCAGATAAGAAGAACATATACTTCTTATTCATATGTAACGATGAATACTGCCGTAACTGGTGTTTCTGGTCTTATTACTCTTTCTATGAATGCAGCAACAACAGCTAATCTTACAAATACTCGTTATGTATATGATCTTGAATTGAAGAGCAGTGCAAATGTAGTTTCAAGAATTGTAGAAGGAACTGTAACAGTAAATCTTGGAGTGACACGATAATGCGTGATCAAAGAATTACTGTTACATTATTTAATGGTGTTATAATTACTTTGGCAAGAACTGTTCCCTTGACAACTACTGTTATCGTCAAGGAAAATAATGGGACTATTGAGACTCTAAATTCATTAAAACAAAGACAGTATGGGCTCTTTGATACTCCAACAGTAATGCCTGTAGTTGCACAAGAGCCATTTAGTTTTTAATTACTGAACCTTGAAAACAAATGATCCAGTGTGATCACAGAGGATTGTTGGGTCTGCCCAAATCCTAAATCCTTTAGCAGATGCTTTCCTACAGAAATCCAAATCTTCTGAGAAAGTATTATTATGGTCAATAGCAGATGTGTAGACAAACTGTGGATAACCAATATCTACCATAACCTGCTTCTTGATTAGAACACATCCAAAACCACATGCTCCTGCTTCAACAAGTTCGGTCTTTCCTCTGAGCTTATCATAAGGCATATGAGTATAACCACCTCTATCATTTCTTTCAAAGATTTCAATGGTCTGGTGTTCATGGAATCTCTGACGATAAATTCCAGAAACGATATCTCTATCGTATGAAATAAGTTTTGCCAAAGTATCTGGTGCAAAAGAAACATCATAATCGACTGAGAAAAGATAATCCCAATTTCCTTTGACAATCCAATCTGCAATCAGATTACGAACCTGATCGACATTGTATCCATAAAAGAATTGAAAATCAGCTTCTACATTAGGAGGCAAAATCTGATCATAGATCGCCTTAAAAGTTGTAGGCTCAATATTCTTTGCAGTAGGAATAGCGATAAGAACACGCTTCTTCCTCGCTGATTCTAAAACATTAGCAGCAATACCAGTTCTTTCCAACAACTCACCCATAGTTTCAACCTTTGGCATATTATCTTGTACCAAAGGAGCTTCTTCTATCTTTTTATTCTTCAACCAATCAGTAAAATTTGTTACACGATCAACCATCTTATCACTCACCTTCTTTTCACTTTGTTTAGTTGTAATTTTTTCTGCGTTTTTGTTTTGAAGTTCGCCATGAACTTTATAATCATTTAGTGGGTTCTTATCATTGTACATATAGAAAATATCTTGGACAGCAACAACCTTGTTTGGGTCAGCTTGTTCAATAATATTATAGAATGTAGCATTGTCTCCACCAGCCTTGAACCAGTTACCATCTTCATCTTTAAAGACAGATTCATCGACAGCCTCAACAAGCTTCTTTCTGAATACTCTAAGATGAGGATATGGCATACCCCAATTAAACTTGTGTAGACGGTATGCTCTAAGCTTACGAATATGTGATGGGTATGGCTGTGCAATCAGTGGAATGTTATCAGCCATCGACCAGCAACTACCATACGCATATTCTGTCTTCTCGTTTGCGAAAAGGCTATTGTAATAGTTGAAGATGTTGTTATCAGGCATGAGTGCATCATCGCCATCAAGCAACATAACAATATCATCATTTTCAATGTGCTTGAAAGCTTCTATTTGATTACGAACTGCACCTTTGTTTTCAAGATTTTTTACGACATAAAACTTGAGTTGTAACTCAACAGGATATTTAGAAATACATCTACGAATTTCTTCATAAGAATTGTCTGTAGAGCAATCATCAATAATAATATGTCTATAGTTATCATAATCCTGTGTTGCTACAGAATTGATCATATTTTCGATGTAATCTTTGCTGTTATAAAGAGGACTTACAATAACAATTCTTTGTTCATTTCCTTCCTTACGAGTATTCCATTCAACATTGTTGCTGAACCTGCGACCAAATACACGATGAACTTTATCATTGATGTATGTAACTTTACGGTATTCGTCAACTGGTAAGTAAAGCTTAAAGGTTCGAAAGAACAACTGCTTCCACTGAAGAGCAACAGTATCCCATGTACAAACGTCCTTGATTATGTTGCAGTGATATTGCTTTTGCTGGTGCAAATATCTATTATGATATGCATTCAAAGTCATTTCAACAAAGCGATGTACCTGTACATCTGTATTGATATTTGGGAATAGACCATTTGGTTCAATAGCGTAATCAATAAAGTAAGAAGAATTTTCAATAGCAGTTTCTTCCAATGCACCAAAACGAGTAGCAAGGATAGGAACATTGTAAGCCAATGCTTCTAGTGTAGAGATACCAAATGTCTCAGGAAAAGCACCGGGGAAAATAAAGAAAGAAGCTTTAGATAATGTCTCAGCAATTTCCTTCTGGGAAATGATACCAGTAAATTCAATATCAATCTGCTTATACTTTGGGTCTTTAGAAATAACTTGCCACTTCTTTCCCTGATCATCCAAAGGCGCATCTGAGCGGAACTGATAAAAACCACCAATAACTTTAAGCCTTGCTTGTGGAGCATGTTGCTTGACAGCAGGCCAAATTCTATCGATAAGAGGAATCATCCCCTTAGTTAAGGATGCATTATAAACAAAAAGATTTGGGTCTTTGTCTGCAATATTTACTTCATCAAAATACTTCACCATACCATTTCTGGTCTGGAAAATCTTATTCTTGAGAACTTCAAAGTTTCTGCGACCACCATGATCACAATTCGTGACATATGATGTGTGGAAATCGCTAAGAGTGAAAATTTTATCAATATGACCTTGTAATACCAAATCTTCTACATTCTGATCACCATTACAGAATGTATCATGCATCCAAAGAATTTTCATCTTTGCGTTCTTGCGAATGCCTTCAAACAATTTGCAAGGAAATCTTGTTGCGTGTTTATAAGCTTCATAATAATGTTCTGGAACAAAAGGAACAACAGTTCTAGAAGCAATAACAATATCAAAGTTTTCGTCTGGTCTGATACTTTCAACAGGGCGATATGTCACACCAGCATAAACACCAGACTTGGCATCATCCACATCACATGCATTAAACACTGTAACAGGAAAACCAAGATTTGCTAATTCTTTTGACATAAGAATTACAGCTGATTCAGAACCGCCCAATCCTTTTTTGGAAAGAGTTGTTCCATCATAAACTAGACCAATAAGATCAAGGATTGCAATAGAAGGATATTTCATAACTACCTCACGGTTTCATAAATAAAGGGATCATGTGTATATTTATGTTCAAAAAATGGGAACGATATGTCATTAGAAATACGTCATATAGAATTTGTGGGAGATGGGGAAACTACACGTTTCAATACAGGAATACGTGATATCAATTCTACCAATCTTTTAGTATTTGTCAATGGGTTTATTCAATCTCCTGGTGTTGATTATCAAGCCGAATATTATGATGTTTCTTTTTCGGTTGCTCCCTTTATTGGTTCTGACATAGAAATACGTTATATTAACACAACTGATGTTGGATATCAAGGGTCTGAAGGTTATCAAGGATCATCAGGAACAGAAGGACCACAGGGGGTTGACGGATTTCAAGGAGCGGTGGGGTATCAAGGTTCGGCTGGTGAACAAGGTGCAGCGGGAACGCCTGGTGGTGAAAAAGGTTATACTGGTTCTGAAGGTATAGGCTACACTGGTTCGATAGGTATTGGTTATTCTGGTTCTAAGGGAGAGGCTGCAGCCCCAAGATCAAGTCAAGTAATAACAACAGACAATGGTTCTGTTTATATTTTAAATGAATATGTTTTAAATCCTTCTAATATTCTTGTATCATTAGGCGGTCTTGTACAAATTCCAAATGTAGATTATGATATCTTAGGCGGAAACCAATTAACATTTTACTCAGAAATTTATCCAAATTTAAGTCTTGAAATTAAATATTTTGGACCTGCATCAAGTTATCAAGGATCAGTTGGATTTGTAGGATCAGTTGGTTATCAAGGTTCTATAGGATCAGTTGGTTATCAAGGTTCATCTGGTATTGTTGGATATAGTGGTTCTGTTGGTGAGCAAGGACCACCAGGTGGTGAAAGAGGATATGTAGGTTCGATAGGTTATACTGGTTCTACTGGTGCAGGATATACTGGTTCAATAGGACCATCTGGCGCACCAAAAATAACAAAATTATTTACTGCTAATGGTACTAACACATTATTTGATACTGGCGAAACTATTACAGAAGCAACAAATGTTTTTGTTATGGTTAATGGGCTTGTTCTTATTCCTAATACAGATTATACAATCGTTGATGGAACAAAAGTCAATATAACAACACCACCATATAGCACTTCTACTGTTGAAATAAGAATATTTCAATCAGCTGGTTATATTGGTTCGACAGGATATTATGGTTCTGTTGGCTATCAGGGTTCAGCTGGTATTAGTTATGTTGGTTCAGCAGGATATACAGGATCAATTGGAAATGTAGGATTGGTTGGATATGTAGGGTCGGTTGGTTATACTGGTTCTATAGGTCCAATGGGACCACCTAATGGCTATACAGGTTCACAAGGACCAATTGGATACCCAAAAGAAAATCAAATAATTGGTGCAAATGGCACAGATAATATATTTGATCTAAACATAAAGGTAGAAAATAGTAAATCAATATTTGTTTTTATTAATGGTCTTGGTGCTGTTCCGGATGATGATTACACAATAATAAATGGTGGAACACAAATATCTTTAAATTCTACACCTTTTAATGGTTCTACAATTGAAATAAGATATTTTGCTGATGCGACTGGTTATCAAGGATCATCTGGTTATAAAGGTTCAGAAGGTTATCAGGGATCATCCGGATATAAAGGTTCGGAAGGATATCAAGGCTCTGTAGGTTATCAAGGATCAAAAGGTGCAACCGGAGACCCTGGTGGTCCACAAGGATATACTGGTTCAGTTGGATTTGTAGGATCAACTGGTGCAGGTTATGCAGGATCACAAGGTCCAGCTGGATCACCAAAAGCAAAGCAAGTATTTACAGCTGATGGTATAATTAAAAACTATTCGTTAAACACAAATGTTGAAACTCCTCAATCAATATTTGTCATGCTTAATGGTTCTGTTCTTATTCCAGATGATGACTATACTATTCAAAATAATAATACTCTTATTTTGAATGCATTGCCAACTAAAAATTCTAGTATTGAAGTTAGATATTTTGGAAGCACTGGTTATATTGGTTCTTCTGGTTATCGTGGTTCTGTTGGATATCAAGGTTCGGCTGGTACAGCTGGTATCGCACAAGCATATGTTTCTGCATTTGCTCCTCCTGTTTCAGAAAGATTACCTGGTGAATTGTGGTGGGATACTGATAATGGTATTCTTAACATTTATTATTCTAACGAACAAACTTGGGTGGGACTTGCAGAAGGACCAAGAGGACCATACGGTTATACTGGTTCTGGTGGATTGGGTTATACAGGTTCGGCTGGTGCAGGATATGTTGGATCATTAGGATTTACTGGATCGGTTGGATATGTTGGATCAGTTGGTTATGTAGGTTCTAGAGGTTATACAGGATCATTGGGATTTACAGGATAAATGGGATTTATAGGATCGGTTGGATATGTTGGATCAATTGGTTCTATAGGTTATACAGGATCAAAAGGTGGCGGTTATAGTGGTTCTTTTGGATTTACAGGATCGACTGGATTTACAGGATCGGTTGGTTATGTTGGTTCAAGAGGTGCTGGTTATACTGGTTCAATTGGTTATACAGGATCAATTGGAGATGTTGGAGAGATCGGTTATACTGGTTCGAAAGGATATGGTTGGACTGGTCCAGATATAACTATAACAATTTCTACTGCGCCTCCAAGTGTTATGACTGGAAAAGATGGTGATATATGGTATAGGTATACAGTATAATGCCTGTGTATGTAAAAAAAGATAATAAATGGCAAATCGTTGCATCGTCATATAGTGACCCATCACCAACATTATTTAATAATGTGCACGATGAATGGAAAGAAACTAGGTCCGGATGGGTAAATGTAAACGGTCTTTGGCAAAAATTTTATCAAAAAAATCCTATGTCAAAAAATAAATTAAAAAGTTTTGTTTTTTGGGGGGATTCATTATCATATGGAACTGGATTACCAACAAGTCAACAATTCACAACACTAATACAAAATCATTTTAATGGCATTGATAATAATGGAAATAATAATGTTGTTAGATCATTGATGGTTGATGATAGATCAACAACTGGAGGAGCAAATAGATTTATTGCATCTTCTGGTGTTAAATATACTAATATTGGTATTTTTTCTCCTAAAGATGAAAAAGGTAACAGAACTAAAAAAACAGCAATAATAATACCAGCTGGAGAGTATATTGATATACCTGTAAATAAATCAAATGGTAAATTATTTAATATATCTGTTAGTGGAACAAATTTTGTTGGTGAGATAAGTTCTTTGTGGAAAACTTTACAACTTGGTTATGGGTATATTGATAATTTAATTTTACATAAAACAATAGATAGTAATGTTGTAACACATGAAAATGTATATTATGGAAGCCGTTTTTGGAGTGAAGATGTTGGCGGTGGTGATGCTACAAATTTTTATGATTATTCTATAAATTTTGATTCACGAGCAACTTTTGTTAGAATAAAAGCTATTTCTGGTGAATTACAAATTAATTCTGTTCATAGCATGTCAAATTTTCCACTTTATGCATCAGAAAAAAATGTTGGTATTGTTCAAGTAATTGCTAGAAATGATTTGTCATTGTTTGACATTTGTAATTTGCCAAGACAAGAACTTAGAAATAATATTTTATATAAACAATATTATGATGATAATACAAATAGTAATGCTACTCCTGTTGTTATAATTCAGGTCGGACTCTATGATATAATAAAAACTGATAGAGGAGCATTCGATTTTTATGTTGATTTATCAGGATTTATGACTAGTCATAGTCCAAATAATGACGCTTTTGCTAGTAACAGTACAGGTATTACAGCATATGATGTTATTTTAACAGTACCTCATTCACCAAGTCCAACAAGTCAATATTTTAAAATTTACAACGAAAAAATAAAACCTATAAGTGATGTAATAACAATTTTAGCATATGATTATAATTTAGATATGGTCGATTTGAGTACATTAAATATGACTCCAGATTGTTATCAAGCTGACGGAATAAATCCAAATTACAAAGGTTCTGTAAAAATAGCAAATAAATACATTGAGGATTTAGGTTTAGCTTCATTCCAAAACAATTCAAGTCAAGAATACTTATTACCCGCTAGAGGATTATAAAAAAATAAATGGCACAATTAATTTTTCCAGATAATCCTCTAATTGGAGCTACAACTACTACTGGTGGGTATGTTTGGGAGTGGGATGGCGAACGTTGGTTAAAAGTACCAACTAATTATCGTGGTTCTGCCGGTTACACTGGATCATCTGGATATACCGGATCGACTGGTGCTGGATTTACAGGATCAAGAGGACTTATAGGTGCGCCTAGCGCAATTCAATTAATCGAATCTACAGGTGCAAGTTCTTACACTCTTGATAAAATAGTTGCAGATGCATTATCATTATTCGTTATTGTAAACGGTTCTTTCTTAATAGCAAATGTTGATTATACTGCTTCTGGAAATACATTAACATTTATCAATATACCTCAATCAAAATCAACTATAGAAGTTATATTTTGGGATATAGCTGGTTATTATGGTTCAACTGGTTATAGAGGATCAACTGGTTATATTGGTTCAGCTGGTGTTGGATATACTGGTTCTGTTGGTGCTGTTGGTTCTGTAGGTTATCAAGGTTCTGTTGGTGTACAAGGACCACCAGGTGGCGAAAGAGGTTATGCTGGTTCTAAAGGTGATAGAGGATTATTTGGATTTACTGGATCACTTGGTTATGGTGGTTCACAAGGTGAAATAGGTTATACTGGGTCAGCTAGTACTGTTGTAGGTCCACAAGGACCAAGAGGTATAAATCCAGGAAAAGGAATAGATTTATATAATTCATCATCGTATAAAAATTTAACTGGTGTTACGGTAAATAGTGCTACAAGTTTAAAACAATCACTAGGCAACACTATTGATGATACTGGAATTGATAATGTATTTTATTTTAATGTTGGTGATGAAAGATATGTTGAGGGGTCATATAAATTAAATTTATTAGGATATCAAAGCGTTTCATTATCAGTATATAAAGGTGATGGGCTTTGGGGTGCTGTTCCAACAAATCCTATACTTATTGAATATTCTATTGATCCTGATAATGCTGGATGGCAGACACTTGTTACTATAAATCCTGCAGACTTGAGTATAAACTCATGGGATATATTAACATTTGCTATTCCAAATGAAGCAAAAAATCCAACTGGCGTTTATTTCCGTTATACCCAATACGAAACTGGCGGCACTGGAACAGACAATTATCTTTTAACTGATTTAGTTTTAAATCCATTAATTGGTTATACTGGATCGAAAAGTTATACTGGTTCAGCTGGTTATACTGGTTCGTCTGGTTATCAAGGGTCAATCGGATATTCTGGTTCTATTGGTGGTACTGGTGGTACTGGTTATCAAGGTTCAGAAGGTTATCAAGGTTCTGAAGGTTATTTTGGTTCGACTGGTTTTAGAGGTTCAGCAGGCGAACAAGGTATACAAGGTGAAATAGGAACAAAAGGTGATATAGGTGATACTGGTTATCAAGGATCAGCAGGATTTAGAGGACTAACAGGATTTAGAGGTTCGTATGGTGAACTTGGTGAGACTGGTTATCGTGGTTCTGT